GAAATGATAAAAAATCTTATTACTGAGGAGGAAGAAGCAGATATTGAAGAATTAAGAACTAATTTAGAGAGTTTAATAAAAAATATTTCTGATCCTAAAGAATTAGAACAAATTACTAAATATACTAAAAATATTGGATTTGGAAATTCAATGAAACAACATTTAACATCTAAAAATTTAAGTCTAAAAGATATTTTATATTTCCAATCACTTTTATCTGAGTTAGGTAAAACAGGAGAATTTTCTAAAATAGCAGAAAACCCCCCTACATTTGATATAAGTAGAGAAAATTATTTTAATCAAATCCCCGGATTTACATCTGCTGAATTAGAATCATTATATGGTGATATGAAAGATTCTATCCAAGGTACTGTATCATTGGGTCCGGGTGAAGCATTTTTATCAGTATTTTTTGATAATATAAAAAAAGTAACTGGAGGGGGTGACCTACAGATAGATGGAAAACAAGTTGAACTAAAATCTAGAACTGGACCATCAGGTGCAATGGTAGCTCCTAAATATGTAGTTAGAGGTACTGGCTCTGATATTTGGAAAGATATGGCTAAAATGATAGAGAAATTTAATCTTAAGGATGACCAAAAGGAAGAATTAAATCAAATTGCTCTTAAAAGTGGTACTCCTTGGCCTTATAAAATAAATACTATTTATAAGAGAGCATTAGAAATGGGAATGGACCAAAAAACATTAATTAAATTATTTTCTGATGAAATAAGTTCTTGGTATAAAAATAAATTAGATTTAGATTTTAAATCTTACTTTGATGATAATGAATTTGAAACTATTAGATTTATAGTGGATTTAGCTAAACAATTAGCAAGGGATTATGAAGAGGAAAAAGATGATGATGCTTTTATGATTTCAGATAATAAAGGTAATTTTAAATATTATGAGGGGGATGAATTTATTAACGCTATAGGAAATGGAATTACAATTTCTAATCCATCAGATTTAGTACCAAGATTAAAACTAAAATAATATGTATAACCATGAGTAGATTAAGAAAATTAATAAAAGAAGCATTATCAATACCACCTAAAAAGAATTGTGATTGTAGTTGTTCTACTAAAATAACAGCGCCTATACTTAAGAAAAATAAATTTGTATATACTTCTATATCTGAGGGATTACAATATCATATTGACAATAAAATACCGTTAAGTAATAATATTTATCGCGTTGGTACCAAAGAATATATGGAGTTATATAAAGAAGCACGTTCTTTATACTCCCGCAATAGATTAAATGTAAGTGAAGAAGATAAGTATATTTTAACTGAAACTAATATTGGTGATTTTGGTATATTTGAAGGTAAAAAAGTACCATTAGGTATTCCTATGTTGAATGAAGGCTATGATGCTTATGATGAAATAGCACAAGCAGAATTTAGCATGGATTATGATCAATTAGGTCCGAATGAACAAGAGTGGGTTCGTGATGAATATGATAAACAACCATCAGGGAGAGATTCAATAAAGGAAAATATTGAAGAAAACAAATTAAATGAAGCTAAAAACTTTTATCAAGATATTGTAGACATGATGAGAGGGTTTAGATTATTAAAAATACAATCTCCTAAAAGATATAAAGAATTAGATCAGAAGTTCAAAATTGGAACTATAGAACGAGCTCTAACCAGAATTCAACAATATATGGATAGAGCTATGGCTAAAGGTTTTATAAGAGACTCTAAATTAAACGAAGATGAAGCTACAGGTGAAGAATTAAAAAGAGAATATGATAATATTTTATCTAGAGAAGCTGATTTAACTCGTATTTACCAAAATGATAGAACAGAAGAAAATTGGGGAAAATTAGTCCAATTTAGACAAAAAGGAAGAAATTTAGAAAAAAAATTAGCTAAAATGGGTTTAATTGATTCTTATTTAGCTGAAATTGTTAGTAGCAAACCAAAACAAAGTAATTGTAATTTATACTATGTTTATATTAAAGAAGGGAATAAAGTTAAAAAAATGGGGTATAAAGAAATAAAAGAAAATCAAGGTACATTATCTTCTAATATGTTGGATTATGCAGATCAATATCATATGGAACTTGTAGATACAATGAAAGGTGTTTCAACATTCCCCGATAAAAGAACAGAAGGTTTTTATATTAGATTTCCACACTATAATGGACCTGATTATACAGGGGCAACATTTGGAAAAGATGTTGTTAATCAAATTGAAAAATCTAAAGCATCAGCAAAAGGAGCAGCACAAAAAACAATATCCAAATTTAAAGATTACATAGAAGATTACGAAATAACTGATTCTAAATCTGGAGTTTATGGTGATGTTTGGTTGTGGGTGATGCCTAAAGATAAAAAAATAGATATGGATAGAGTATTTATGAAAGGGGTGGGACCAGGAGGAGAATCTAACCCAGATCAGCTTACTGATGAACCATTAAATGAAAACAATATCGGCAATAAAATAAATAAAGCTAGAGCAAAATCACATTTCAAAATGGGTGAAAAGATTGCAGTAGTTCATAAGGTAACTAAAAATGTAATGCCAATTGAAGATATAAGACAAATTGATACATTCGATACAAATAAGTATGACTTTGCATATTTAGTAGAAAGTAAACTAAATGAAAATAAAAATAACAAAGTAAATTTTGTAAAAAGACTACTCCAACGAATTGATATGGGATTTGGAACAATGCCACTATCAGAGTATCAAATACAAAGAATAATAGAAGAATTATTCCGACATAAAATAATACAATAATAAATGAATAATTTTAATTTACATTCTTATTTTAAAAAGCAATATCTAAATGAATCTCTTGAAGTTAATTTAAAAGATTTAACTTTTGATATGTTAATTGATACCTATCCTGAAAATTATAAAAATATACACTTTTCACGTATGCAGCCTGATGGTAAAAAAGGAAATTACTATAGAGATAGTGTATCATTACCTAATTGGGATGATAGTAGTACTTCAATAGGAGATATGAGTGCTTTAGAAACTTACAAAGAAAAAATAATAGGTAGATTTGGGGATGTTAAAATTTTATTAAAACCAGAATCAGAAGATTGGTTTGATAAAGCAGAAATACTTAATGATAAATTTCAAGATACAAAAGATAAAATAGGAAAAGGAAAGGCATCTTCTATAAAAAAAGATATGGAGAGAGGTTGGAGTATAGATTAAAATAATAATTAAAATAAAAAATTAAATGGAATATTTAAAATACGTAAAATGTTATGGTGGATATATATTAGCAGTAGGAGCAGGGTGTTATTTTGGAATAAATAACTGGATAGCATTAATTTTATTAGCAGGAGCAGCATACTCCGCTTATAATTGTTCCAACAAATGCCTATCATAATATAAATTAAAACACATAGTCCTTTTCATAGCAGGACGATTTAAATAAATTAATTAAGGAGCTGTGGCCCAATGTTTGGAGCCACAGTTTTTTTTTCGTATATTATGCCCGATAAACTAAAAACTAAATGAAAAAAAACATAGTAATTGTAGGAGCAGGAGTTGCGGGAATTAATGCTGCAACAAAATTAGTAGATAATGATTTTAAGGGTAATATTACTATTATTGATATGGGTTTAGATCCTTATAGAAGACCAACCTCCGATGTAATGAGAGGTTTTTTAGGAGCAGGAGGATGGTCAGATGGTAAATTAACTTACCATACAGCAATCGGTGGTCATTTATCCAAATATTGTGGGGAAGAAAAAGCAATGGAACTAATGGATCAAGTTATTAATAATTTTAAGCGTTTTCACCCTAAACCAGATGAAGTGCAACGTTCGGAACCAGCAGAAGAACCTGACTTCATTAAACCCCATTTTGGTTTAAGATTGTTCCCAGTATACCATATAGGTACGGATTATCTTCATGATATTGGTAAAAATTGGTATGATTTTTTAGTTTCAAAAGGTGTAGAATTTCATTGGAAAACTAAAGTAACTGATATTAATTTTGAAACACAACAAGCATTTATTGAGATGGAAGGTCAACCTGATGGTTATTTTGAATATGATACACTTATTTTTGGTGTAGGTAAATCAGGAATTGATTTTGTGAAAGAACTATCTGAAAAATATGAATTACCTACAGAAGCAAAACCAGTACAAATTGGAGTACGTTTTGAAGCCCCCCAAAAACACTTTCAAAAATTAATTGATATTGCTTATGATTTCAAATTATATAGAAAATTTGAAGATGAAGGAGTATCATTAAGATCATTTTGTACAAATAATAATGCAGCTTATGTAGCAGCTGAACATACTTATGGTAATATTAGTTATAATGGTCATGCCAAAAAAGACAAAAAATATAAAAATGGTATGACTAATTTTGGTATTTTAATGGAAATAAAAGGTATAGAAAAACCATTTGAATGGTCAAGAGAAGCAGTAAAGAAAATGAATTGGGATAGTAAGGGAACATATTTTTCCCCAAGCCATAGAGTACCTTCAAAAACAACAGAAGGTGATTATATAGAAACTCAAGTTGTAGATACTATGGAACCTTTATGGGATGCTATTGGTAATTATGCTGTTTATATTGAAGAGTTTATAACAGATATGCAAAAAGTATTTCCAACGTTGGGCAATGATTGGGGGGTTTATATGCCTGAAGTAAAATATTTAGCACCAGAACCATTAGTAAATTACAGAAATTTAAGTTTAACTAAATTCCCTAATATTCATTTTGTAGGTGACGCCTTATCAGCAAGAGGAATAACAGTATCAGGGGCACATGGTATTTATGTAATTGAAAACATGATGGAAAATGATGCTTACATAATACCAGGATCATTTAAAAATAATAAAAAAACAAAAATATGTCAGATTCAAAACCAAGCCTAAACCAACATATTAAAGAAAGAAAATTTCGTAAAATAGAAGAAGATGGCACAACAACCACAATGTTAACTTTAGAATATAAAGGCATTAATAAATTGCATAGTATAGACAAACCAGCTTTAGTTAACAAAAAACAAAGAAAAAAAGAATATTACTTAAATGGGATTCAATATTCTTGGGATGATTGGAATGAAATAAGAAAGGGAAGAGAAGGTTTACCTTGGTATAAAAAACCAGCTCCTAAAGGTATGACCCACCGAAGTTAGTTCGTATATTAATAAAAATAATAAGTTATGAGAATAGGATTATGTGGTACAATGAGTGTAGGAAAAACAACACTAGTAAATGCTTTAAAAGAACTACCAGAGTTTAAAGATTATACTTTTAGAACAGAACGTTCAAAATATTTACAATCAATAGGGATTCCCTTAAATACTGATAGTACTTTAAAGGGACAACTTGTATTTGCGGCAGAAAGATCAAAAGAATTGATGCAAGAAAATATAATAACAGATAGAACTATTATTGATGTAATGGCTTTTTGTGATTTATCTACATCTATGGATGCCACTCATAAATATTTTTTAAATTCAACTTTACATCATTTAATAAAAGAATACGATTATTTATTTTATGTTAGTCCTGAAGGGGTAGAAATTGAAGATAATGGAGTTAGAGAAATAGATGCTGAATACAGAAGGGCAATTGATAATAAAATAAAAAATATTATAGAAACATCAGGAAGTGGCGTTGTTATACTTAAAGGTACAACAAAAGAACGTATAAAACAGGTTAAACAGGCAATTCTCTTCTAATATTTATAATAAAATATATTAGATATGAAAAAATCGGAATTAAAAAATTCAATTAAAGAAGAAATTATAGATGTATTATCTGAAGTAACTCCTGGGGATGTTAAAGCAACTCCTGAGGATGTTAAAGCTCAAAAAGAATTTAATAAAGAATTAGAAAAAACTAAAGAATTACAAGATGATTTGATGGAGGAAAATGATGAGGAACCTACAACGGCCCAATTAAAAACAGCATCTAAGGATTCAGTCTCTACCATTGCTAATAAATTACAACAAATAACAAAAGAAATGAAATCTACTGTTAATAAATGGAAAACAGCAGAGGGAGAAGATAAGCAAAAATTAAGAGATAAATTATTAAAACTAACTAATATTAAAAAAGAGTTAGAATCAATGTTATAATAATACTATTGGAATATAATTATACTTTTCCTTTTCCAAATAAATGAATAATTTAAGAAAAATAATAAGACAAGAATATATAAAATGTGCAAAAGATCCCGTACATTTTATGAGAAAATATTGTTTTATTCAACACCCACAAAGGGGTAGAATTCAATTTAACTTATTTCCCTTCCAAGAAAAAGTATTATCCTTATTTCAAGATAATCCTTATTCCTTAATCTTAA